GGTGACCGCAGCAGACCGACCTCCGTCTAAACATGGCAAAATCAAACCAAACCACCTCCGCGGATGTGCCGCGGTCAATCGCGCACCTTGCCAGGGCGCTGAAGGTTGGAAAGCAAGCGCTGCACGCTGCGCTTGTGAATGTGACACCGGCAGCCAAATCAAGCGATGGGCACGCCATGTGGACCGAGGCCCAATCTCGCGCTGCCCTTGAAGCCGCAGGATCACGCGCATCGTCAGGCCCGCTTAAAGACCAAAAGCTCCAAGAGCAGATCCGGCAGCTCAAGCTCATCAACGACCGCAAAGCCGGGACGCTAGTTGAACGCTCACTGGTCGCTGGCGCTTTCGGTCGCATCGCATCAAAGATCGCCGAGGCTAGGACGCAATCCGAATCCCAGGCTCCGCTCCGCATGGTGGGCAAAGACGTTGCCGAGATCCGCGAGGAGGTGCGGAAGGTCTGGGATGCAATCGGCCATGTGCTAGCTTCCTGCGCGGTTGAGTTTGAGGAGAAATCCAAATGAACGAACCATCCGTAGACTTTGACCTAGACGAGGTGGAGCGCGGTTTAGGCGAGACACAGCCCCAAGGCTGGAACAACGAGCTTGAACGCGCAGCCGTTGAACGCGGAGCCCGTGCGTTTGCGTCGCTTGTCCTGCTGTCTACCACGCCAAGCTTTCATGCGCGATACCGTCGGGCTGCCCAGGCTCGCGTAATGATTGCGGTCTACGTCCTGCGGATTCCAGGGCATGAGACTCTGTACTCGCTCGAGCACATCGGAAAACTGTGCGGCATGTCTGGTCAGGCAATTCGCCGAATGGCTGCTGGAGTGGTCAAAAAGCTTGGACTTCCGCCGGGTATAACAAAGACGCATCGACGAAAACGCAATGCCTGACGGTCCAACCATCAACACTGTGTTGCGGTTAGAACATAGGGTTGATGAACGTAGGCGAATTTTTTGCCCGCGCCACCGCGCTCCTCGGATCCGCCGAGCAGCACGCGTCCAAGGTCGCGGCACTCACTGGCGAGCGTGACAAAGCGCTTTCCGATCTCTCGTCTGTTTCCCAAGACCGGGACCGGCTGAATGCCGAAGTCCAGCGTCTTACTGGCGAGGTCGAGACCGCAAAGGCGTCTGCGTCTGCTGCTGCCAAGACCGCCGAAGAGGCTAACGCTGCCGCCGAATCGCTCAAGCTTGAGGCGAGCCGATTGACTGCCAGTCCGTCTGCCCAGGCTGCCGCAATCCTCGGGACGGTCGGCCATCCGGCTGCCGCCGCCGATTCCGGCGCGTCGGCCAATCCGGTGAAGAAGACGATTGACCCTACCCTTACGGGGCTGGCGCGCGCTAAGGCCGCCCGCGCCGCGTCCGCCAAACCCTAACCAAATAACACACGATGCCAGTTCATACCCTGCTCGATGTTGCCAAGCTTACCGGCAACGACGTGGCGGTTGGCCTGATCGAAGAGAATCAGACCTTCGCGCCTGAGGTCATGTCCTTCCTGTCCCGAGTTATTCCGGGCACGCAGTACAAGACCGCAGTCGCCACCACGCTGCCTACCACCGGCTTCACGGCCGCCAACCAAGGCATTGCGCCCAGCCGGTCGACCTTCGACCAGCGGTTGACCGAGTGCTTCATCTTCCGAGGCGCGGTTGAAATTGACCTTGCCGTTTCGCGAGCCTCCGAAGGTCTTGGCCTGCCTGATCTCGAAATGATTGAGGCCAGCCGCGTGACTCGCTCCGCGTTGATCACGCTTGGCGGTCAGATCTTCAACGGCACTTCGACCGCTGGCTTCGGTGGAATGAAGGCGTTCACGCCTAAGACCGCCACGTCCGGCACGTCGGCGATCGTTGTGGATGCCACCGGCACCACGGCGACCACGGCGTCCTCGATCTACGCGGTCAAGTTCGGACTCCAGGACGCGCATCTTGTGTTCGGCAACGGAAACACGCTCCAGCTTGGCGAGTTCCGGGACCAGCAGCTCACCGATAGTTCCGGCAATAAGTACGGTGGCCGGGTCGCTGACCTGACCGCTCACGTCGGGCTTCAGCTTGGCAATGTCAACTGTGTGGGCCGAATCCTGAACGTCACTGCCGATTCTGGCAAGACGGCGAGCGACTCGCTGATCTCGCAGCTGATTGAGAAGTTCCCGGTCGGCTATACGCCGGACGTGCTCTTCATGTCGCGCCGGTCCGCTGGCCAGCTTGCCCGGTCCCGCTCGGTCACGATCTTCTCGCAGGCCGGTGTCGCGCCCAACGCTGCGCGCACCACGCCAAACATCGCGAGCCGCGTGCAGGACTGGGACGGAATCCCCATCGTGCTGTCCGACAACATCGGCATCACGGACTCCATCGAATAACGCAACTGCCCGAAAGGAACCAATACCATGCCTCGTCAAACTCAGGACGCACTCCTTACGGTCAGCCGCGTGCTGCCCGCTCAGAACACCAACGCCAACTCCTCGTCGATCGACCTGGGCGTGGCGCTGCCTGAATACGTCGGTGAGCAGTCCGAGCTTGTGATCGCTGTCCCGGCGACTACTTGCGCGACTGGTCAAACCATCACGTTCACGATCAACGACAGCGCTGACAACAGCTCCTTCGCTGCCGTCTCGCAGCTTGCGACGCTGGTGCTCACTGGCGCTTCCAACGCGACCGCCGCGACCACCCGCCGCTGGCGTCTGCCGTCCACGGTTCGCCGCTACATTCGGGTCAACATCGCGATGTCGGCGACGACTGGCGATCTGACCGCGATCACTGCTGGCATCCGCCTGGATACGTAATCTTACCGTTCGGCCCTTACCGCTCATTGGTCACACTGGGCCGGTCTGCTTATCCAGATCGGCCCTTTTCATTCCCATGAACAAACTCTTGCTGGTTTTGCTTTTTCCGTTGTGCCTGCTTGGCCAAACGCGTGCCGTTATCAATACCGGCACAAATCCAAACGACGGAACCGGAGACACGCTTCGGACCTTTGGGCTGAAATCAAACACCAACTTTGCCACTTTGTGGGCTTCGGTCTACACCAACGGAGTCGCAAAGATTGGGACCAACGTCATTTTAACTGGGCCGACGGTTTTTGATGGCAACCTAACTAACAGCTTTGAGCTTGGAGATATTTCCACGCTAACGCTTGACGGAATCGACAGCGGTTTGTTTGGGGTAAAGACATTGTTTATTGATGGCGGAATCACGACCCTCCGCGGGTTCACAAACCTGAACATCATCACGCCAGCCGTTACCGCCGGAACGGCTACCAGCGGGCAGGCGCTCGTGCTGACTGATGCCGTTGAAGGGACTGTCGAGTTCCAGACGGTTTCCGGCGGCGGAGGTGGTTCGTTCAACCCGACGAACCTGGTGCTGTACGGCGCATCGCTCACGCTCCCGTCTGGAACAACTGCTGCCCGTCCTGGAAGCCCAGCCGTCGGCATGGTCCGATACAACACAACCACCGGACGCAATGAAATGTATGAGTCTGGAACTTGGTATCAACCTGCAAGGGTTGGCGAGTTTGACGGCAACTATGTGAGCTTCGCAACGAACCAATCGCTAACAGTTGCTCAGGTTGACATTGCACGCGCAAACCTGAAGCGATTAGATCGCAGCTTCCTGTTGATCAAAGGACGGAACACTTGGCTTGTTACCGAGACTGGGCGGACCTCCAACGTCGTCACCGTCAAACTGGATAAAGCGCACGGAGCAATCAACGGGCAAAAGTTCAACACCGTGTTTGCAACCAATTCCGTGCTCAACGCGACCGAAGCTGTCATAACGGTCACCGCTACCAATCAATTCACGTACACCCTTGCTGGAACAAATGTTCCTACCGCAACGGAGTCAACAACAGCATCCTATACGGCAGGCTGGGAAGTTGTGTCTGACAGCGGGCACGCCCCTTGGGGAAACCCTTTCATCCAATCCATTAGCGCATCCCAAATCACGATCAGTTGGGACACGGTGGCTGTCGGCGCAAAGGTCTTGGCTGCCACGATGGCAAATCACGCCAATTCTGCCCAAGGTAAGATTTGGCCAATCCTGAACGGAGTGGGGCTTAACACGGTCAACGTGCAACTCAGGCACCAGGAGACTGTCGGAGGGCGTGTTTACTGGAACGGGACAACCACTGGAGGCGGAGTAACGGCTAATGCCAACTGGGTAAAGGAAGGTGACGCGACATCTGCGTCTTTTGTTGGGTCCACCATCAACGCTCTGGTCATCGGGCACTCAAACAACAAGCTGCCAACTCAAGGATCTAGGAGCGCGTCGACTTGGCCCCCTCCTGTCCTTCTTGCAAACTCAGAATCAATCCGCCCAATTCTGCCCAATTTCCAAGTGTCTCCGTTTACTGCGGCTGCGTACCAACCGGCAACCACAGGATTCTACATTCGGTTCGTGAATCCGACGACTGGAGTGATCATGGATCAGACCGCGCTTGAGGCGTTGAGCCCGGCCAGCAACCTACAGGTGACATGGTCGCGAACCGTGGACACTCTCATTCAGGACCACACTGCGGTTGATAACTTTGGGGCATTCACGATGTGGCTAGACGTTGTCTTTCTTCTCCCGTAGACAATCCAACAATCTATGCCACTCACGACGTCAGGTCTCAGCGTAGACTCAGCCAATCCGATCTACAAAAAGCGATGGGAGGACATCTCGTTCGCCTTTTCGTTTGCTGCCTCTGCGTCTGTTAGCTGGACGGGGCTTACAATCAAGGGACAGCTTCGAAACTCGTCTGATCAATTGATTTGGGATTCCGGCAATGTCTCGGCAACGGTTGCCGGGTCTGGAGCAGCAAGTGCCACCATTCTGATTCCGAGCGCCACGACCGGGATGCTTGAAGCTGGAACGTATTACGTGGACTTTTTCTTCTGGGCAAACTCCGTGACCAAGTCCGCAACCAAGACTTATTTGATTAAGCTGGCTGACGGACCAACGAATCTATGAGCGACGTGAATGTGTCTGTGGTTTATGGTGCGAGCGGTCTGGAATTTTCCAAGACCGAGCAGACGCTTCCATTGACGCTGAACGTGGTCGCCAACGGCGTCGTTGGGCCTACTGGCCCTGCGCCTTCCGGCACTGGGCTTGTGTCGGTCACTGGTGGAGTCTTGGACACGCCTAGCACGCTTTCTGCCCGTGTTGCTGCTGATGCTGCCAACCTTCGTACCCAGCTCGGACTTGGCACTGTCGCGACACAGAATGCCAATGCTGTTAATTTGACCGGCGGCACGTTGCAGGGCATCGGCGTTGTCACTGGATCCTACGCAAGCAACGTCAACGAGGCTTTGCTGCGCTCCTGCCGAAAGCAATCCGCTGGCACGATCACCAAGGGCCAGGTGGTTTACATCACCGGGTCGACCGGATCGCATCTGGAAGTCGAACTGGCGGATGCAGACACTGAAATCGCGTCTTCAAAAACGTTCGGTGTTGCCGCTGAAACCATCACGGCATCAACCGAGGGGTACGTGATTGTTGAAGGGTTGCTTACCGGACTAAGCAACCTGCCATCTTCGACGTTTTCAAACGGTGCGTCTCTTTGGCTTTCCTCAACCGCTGGTGGTTGGCAGACAACGCCTCCAGCGGATCCGGCCAATGGCGTCTATCTCGGACGCGTTATCAACGCCAGCAACGGCAGCAACGGGTCAGCGTTCATCCGCATTCAGAACGGTTACGAGCTTGATGAATTGCATGACGTAACGATCGCGTCTCCAGTAAATGGCCAATCGCTGCGGTACGATTCTTCAACGCAAATTTGGAAGAACGATCCAAGCATCGATTTGAAGGCTTGGGCAGCGTCAATGGCCTACACGTTGACATCGGCAACATTGGACGGAGACAACGTGATTACAGTCGCAACTGTGTCATGGCCTGACGGCAGCGCTGGTACTTTCAATCGGACCAACAAGAATTCGACGTTTCTTACGATTGACGCTTACACCATCACGCACACGGCAAGCTCCAAGACCGTGACTCAATCGCTTGTAACCAGGAACGCTTCCGGCAAAATTACTGCGCAGCCAGCGCTTACAGTTGCTTGACGTATGAAGAATCAGATCGACGAAGGCACACGGGTAAACCTTCCTCTTCGATTGCTATGGGCAATTCTGTTTAGCGTCGGATTTGGAGGGTTTTGGTTGGCGGCAACCTTCAACCACTTGTCTGAGATCAAGCGGAGCATCGCCAGCATTGAGCGCAAGCTGGAGTCGTTCAACACTCGGCTTGAGGACCACGAGCGTCGATTGATCAAAATTGAAGCCAAAACCGGAATCGCAAAATATGACACTCGCTGAAGCTATACCATTGGCGACCACGGCAAGCCTTGGTCTCGGGGCATTGGCCAAGTCTTGGCCGAAGTTTCCAAACGCCTACATCCCGACGCTGGCTGCGGTCGCTGGCGCTGTGCTGGTGCCCGCGTTGTGCGGCTGGGATGCGCTCAACGTGGTGTCTGGATTTGTGGCTGGCCTAGGTGCCACCGGCATTCACCAAGGCGTCAAGGGCGCAGCGGACGACGTTAAGCGTCGGACGGGCAACACCGAGATCATCAAGAAATGAAACGCATTGCACTGATTGTAGCGCTGGCCATGGTTGGTTGCGCTAGATTTAAGACGACCCAGATCGACGAACGAAAGGCACCAGATGGACAGATTACCAAGGTCAGCACGATCGTCTCGGCTTCCACGCTCTTCACGTCTCGGTCGCAACTCGCAAACTTCCGAGCCAGCCAAACCGAAAAGCAGCAAGGAGCAAGCGTCGGAAGCCTCGCCCAGGAATCCAGCGGAACTAACGCAGTCCGAGCCCTTGAAGCGCTCGACTCCATTCTTGGGAAGATCCGCTAGGGCGACCGCGCAGCAGCTTATTGACGCTGCGGATTCAGGCATTGTGCCTGAGTGGTTTTCAATGGCGGAAAAGGAGGCAGTCTACAAGCTGATGCGATGAGCATTGCCAACATGACAAGGGCAGGTCTTTCGAGCCTGCGAACGCTTCTGGAATCGCCGACTTTTACCTGGAAGTCGCTGCCGGTCCCGTGTGTGCCTAATACGCTCGGCGTGGGATCAATCGTGGCCGACGGCGGCTACGACATGACGGTATCGTTGACGCTGTTTGTAGATCGCGAAGAGTTCCTGACTGTAGACTCTACGCTAATCACCATGGATTCCGAACTCTACACCATGGATAATGACCGACCGACTCCGGTGACGGGCAAGACAATCATTTACCAGGGATCGACCCGCAGAATCGTGAAGACCGCGTTTTCCCCTGACAACGTGTACATCATCCTAATGTGTGCTGATGCCAACGCGTGAGAGCCGAACTCACAATTGAGACGGAGAGGTTCAACGAGGTCATGAAGCGCTGGCTGGTGACGACCAGCCGCGAAATGTCCGTGGCAGTAAATGCGCGCATGGCATTTCTTTTGATGCGGATGTTTGTCCTGATTCCGCCGCATCGGGTGCAGCAGAAGCGGGACGAGATTCGAGCCTATCTTAACCAGCCGATTGGCGATCGGCGCATGGACAAGAAGACTGGGAAAAAGGTGGGTCGAGCGCGAGAGCTTCGGCGTGTTCACCTAATCGCGCAGGCTCGCAGGGCAAAAATGCCGACTGAGGGAGAAGGTTCAAAAGGACTTTACGGAGCCCGAATGGCCAAGGCTGCCGCCTCGCTTAGGCGCAAATCTATCGGCTCAGTGGGCTACCTCAAATCGGGATTAATTGGGGCCATCAGAAAGTTCCAAGGGCACTTCACGCAGTTTGGCGGCTCGTCTAAGAAGTCCAAGGGTAAGCAGATTTCCGGCAATGCCGCGTTCATGAGACTGGTCCGCGAATACGGAGGGCTTGAGGGAACCGGAAACGTGGCAAGACACAGAGGCGCAAAGTTTCAGGTCTGGACTGCAAAGCCGGGATTTTCTGGTTCGAAGACGGAAGCGTGGATGAATTTGTCAATTGGCATCACCGATAACCAATTGGAGCGGGTCAACGCGATTTACACGGCTGCTGCCACGCGCGCATTCCGGGATGAGCGGATTGAGATGGAGAAGCACCTTGCGGACAAGCTTGCGCAAGCTGCCGACGAGGCCATAACTGGCGCGTGATTGATCTGGCAGAAGAGTGGCGGAGAATACAGTGGGTGCCTGACCGAAGGCCCATTTCGGAGTGGGCGGCGGATAACGTGACGTTGCCTCCAACGCTGACGTTTTCTGGCAAGTTTGATCCGTCGATCTCGCGTCACTTTATCGCGCCGTTGGACTCGCTCAAATCCGATCGAGTGCGAGAGGTTAACATTCTGGCTCCGCCTCGGACCGGAAAGACTTTGATCGCGGACGTGTTTGCACCGTGGGCAATCGCCCAAGACCCCGGTCCGTTGCTTTGGGTCTTCGCCGTGGATGATCAGGCCAGACTGCATTGCGAAACGCGCCTGATGCCAATTCTGCACGCGTGCGAGGCCGTCCAGTCGCTGCTGCCCGAAAACCGGCACAAGGACCGATCAACCGAGATCCAACTGGCCAATGGCTACCCGGTCCACGTAAAGGGTCCGGCATTTGGCAATCTACAAGCGCGAGGCTATCGCTACCTCATCGGCGACGAGCTTTGGCTTTGGCCTCATGGGCGACTGGGACAGGCAAAGACGCGGCTTGGAGACTTCAGGCGCAATCAGTCCGACAAGTTCCTCGGCATTTCCCAAGGCGGAGAGACTGGCGGGGAATGGTGGCAGCAATACACAGCCGGGACCGTGCATGAGTGGGAAGTCCCGTGCGACGCATGCGGCGTCTATCAGCGACCTGTTTTTTCGGGCAAGCACGACAATGAAAGCCGCTACGGAATCGTGTTTGCAGCCGACAAAAGGGCAGACGGATCCTACGACATCGAGGGCGCCAAAGCGTCGACGCGTTACGTCTGCCAGTTCTGCGGGCACGAGCACAGGGAATGCAAGCAGACGCAAGGCCGATGGAATGCCCTGGGTCGATACGCTCGTGTCGAGGGTGGGTCCTCGGAGTCGCATTCATACCATTGGAACGATGTCATCTGCGCCCAGTGGCGCGATCTTGTCGCGTTGTTTCTCGCTGCCCGAGTTCAGTCCAAGCGTGGCAATTGGAAGCCTCTGGTGGATTTCACCCAGAAGCAACTGGCGGAGTTCGCCAATGAACGGACCGTTGCCGAATCGGAAAACCCGTTGCAGCGCGTCGAAATGTCAGCTTCAGAGGAATGGCCTGACGAGGCTTTCCGATTCATGTCAGTCGACACGCAGCACGGCCATTTCCACGTCATGGCTAGGGCTTGGTCTAAGACCGGTGAAAGCCGCCGACTGCATTGGGGGCAGGTCAAAACGCCAGAGGAGATTGAGGCGCTGAGAATCGCGATGAACATCAAGCCGCGATGCGTGATCATTGACGCGGCTTGGAATGCTCGCATGGTGTACACGTGGGCGGCAAATTACGATTGGGTCTGCATCCGTGGTGACGCTCGCAGGGCGTGGAAGCATAAGGTTGCTGAGCCTGGTAAAGCTCCGACGTGGGTGGAGAAACCGTGGAGCCTGTCTTGGTGGGGTGACCCGGACTCCAACGGGCTGACCAGCAAGGGTAAAAAGGCTTTGGCTTTCTTCATCTCCAAACCATCGACCGCTGACCGTCTGCAAGCGCTGCGTGATTCTGGGCTATGGGTCGAGCCCAAGATCGAGCCAATGACAAAGGCGGAACAGGACTACACGGATCAGCTAAACTCGATGATGAAGATCCGAAAGAAACCCGGAGAGCCGGAAACGTGGGAGCAAGTTGGATGTGAACCGCACGCGTGGGACGTGGCACGCATGCAAGTTTTTGCCGCAATGGCAAAGGGCGTTGCGTAGCGGTGTTGCGGTTACAGGTTAAGGTGTGGCGTTCAACACGTTCGTCGGACTTACTGAGGCGGAGTTGCTGGCTGCTCGCAGGAGCATCCAGACCGAAATGCTGTCTGGATCGCAACTGCAGTCCTCGTCCGCTGGCGACGTTCAGGCGTCATCCATTATCCAGATGGGACCGTTCCAGCGGTTTGTTTTGGTCCAAAAGGCACTGTTCGCGATCAACCCGGATCTGTATCCGCTTTCCCAGATTCCACCGACTAGATCGGTGGCGGTCATGGGCGCTGCTGTCTAATGGCCACGCAACCCGTCAGACTCTTTGACCAGTTCGGGCGGCTAATGCCGACCCGGATCAGCACTGCTGCCATCGGCTCGCAGCAACGGAGGGCTCGCACTGGATTTGATCGCGACTCGGCCAACCTGTACAGCGGCACAGATCGCCTGCTGCTGATGTCGATGGGGCGCTGGCTTTACGCAAACAACTCGCTGGTGGCTGGATCAGTCGACGATCAGGCCGCAATTGTGTCTGGCGAACTCACGCCGCAATTTTCCGGGTCTGACTCCGAGTGGGGCATGCTGGCGGAACAATGGCTGGAGGATCACGACCGACTCTGCGACGTGCGCGGGGACCTGTACCCGATGCAGACTTTGCAACGCCTATGGATGCTTCATATCATCCGCGACGGAGACGTAGGCGTTATCTTTACCGAGGGCGCTGGTGGATACCCTCTTTTGCAGACGATCCCAGCGCATCGCATCCGGGACAATGGAGTTGGAACCGCTGGCTCCGACTCGCCTTGGGCAGGCTATCGAATCGTTGACGGAGTGATCGTCAATGACGTGGGGCGACCGCTTGCTTACCGGGTATACGACGACGCTAGGACGACCTATCAGGACATCAGCGCCGTCGATATGAAGGTGCGCTTCCTGCCTCGGTACGCCGACCAGGTGCGCGGATTCTCTGCGCTTGGATGCGCCATGACGGACTTTCAGGATGTCGACGAGGTTCGGCGTTTTGAGCTGATCGCGCAGAAGCTTGCGGCTTCGATCGTCCTCGCTGAGACCAACGAAACCGGACTTCCTCCAGCGACTGCGGAAAGCCTGCTCGGCGAGGATTCGACCGAGACTAACCCAGACGCAAATCTCGCCATGCACTCAATGCGTGGCGGCGAGATCCAATACTTCCGCAGCGGAACCGGAGGCAAGCTGGAGGCGCTCAAGGCTGACCGACCCACTCCCGCGCAACAGCAGTTTGCGGATTCCATCATCCGTCAGGCCATGGCAGGGATGGGATGGTCAATCGACTACTTCCTGGATCCGTCTAAGGTTGGTGGCGCTGCCATGCGTGTTGTGGTTGAGCGCATCAATCGTCATGTCGGCATGATGCGCAACCAATGCCTGTTCCCGCTGGCTCGTTCGGTTGACGCGTGGCGCATCGCAAAGGCTATCAAGGAGGGCATCCTGCCGCCGTCTGATGACTGGTACCGGTGGCGCTACCAAGGCGCGGCCAACATCACAGCCGACGCCAAATACGCCGCGCAGGTCTCTGAGATCCGAATGGAACGCGGATTGTCTTCACCGCAGATCGAGGCTGCGCAGATTGGCAACGACTGGGAGCACGTGATGGATCAGAAGATCGATTATTGGGTCAGGTTGCAGAAGCGGTGCAAGGAGGCCGGAGTGGATCCGTCACTCATCGCGACCACGGCCAAGACCACGTACCAGTTGCAAGCGGCCGTCCAGCCGGACCCGGAATCAATCCCGCAACCGGGCGCTCCCGGAGGTCAGCAGACACCGGAGGAAAACCAATGAGCCAACACAAGATTTTCGCGATTCGCCCAGAGGTCACGTCCGAGGCTGTCGAGGCTCTGCGGCCGAAGAAGTGCCAAGACGAGCCGGTTTCCACGCCTCCCTACGAATTGATTGAGTTTGAGGATGAAATGACGGGCATGGAGATGTCCGTTGCCGTGATCAAGGCCCGTGGCGTTTTGGCGCTCAACGTTGACGGTTGGTTTGGCTGCTGCGATCTGGACGAGCTTGCCGAGGAGATCGAAGAGGCGGACGCAGACGCTAACGTGACCGCCATCATCGTCGAGATGGACAGCCCAGGCGGAACCGTCAACGGCACGCCCGAAGCCGCCGAGCGTATTGCGCGCATTTCCAAGCCTCTCATGGTGTGGACCGAAGGCGAGCTTTGCAGCGCTGCTTACTGGATCACTGCAAGCGCGGACGTGATCTACGCCACGCCGTCCTCGGTCGTTGGGTCCGTTGGATGCGTCCTCGCGTTCTACGACTACTCGTCAATGCTGGATCAGTCCGGCATCAAGGTGCAGGTCTTCCGCAGCGGAGAGCTCAAGGCTGCCGGTTATCCAGGCACTGCGTTGTCCGAGGCTGAAGCCGCGCATTTCCAATCAATGGTGTCCGAGGTTGGCAGCGACTTTGCGGATTGGGTCACAACCTACCGGGACAACGTCGACGTTGACGTGTTTGACGGTCGCGCCGTTAGCGGAAAGCATGGTGTTAGACTCGGTCTATTGGATGGCGTGTTTGTGACTCGCGAAGAGGCGATCAAATCATTTCTGGAGGGGATTAACCTGTGAGCATCCTAAGCAAGACCATGTTTGCGTTTAGGGACGCAATGGAGGCCAAGGCTTGGACGTGGCCAGCGTCTATCCGCGCCGGGATTTCGCGGGGACCGCTGGACGACGACGAAACGGCATCGCCTGCCAGCAATCCGCTTCCTTCGATCATCGCCAACGCTAGCACGGCATCCCAGATCACGCCGCAGATTGCCAACTTTGAGGTGGCCGTCTCCGTAGAGGTTAGACACCAAGCCGACGACAGCACGCCGGATGATCATCTGCAATCCGTGGCTGAGGTCGCGGATTGGATTCACGGAGATTCATTCATTTCGGATCTGAGTGCGTATTCTGGTTTCACGGCATTCGGTCGTGGAAACGTGAACCAAAGCTTCGACCAGATGGGTCGCAAGTGGGTCACGCGGTTCGAGTTTCAACTGACGGCAGCGCCGTCCGACATCAGCTAAAGGATACACATGGCCTCACAAACGCAGGGTGCAGCTAACGGATTCGGCACATACGGAGGAACAGCAGGATCAAGGACGCCTGTCAGCTTCACCGTGTACAACGCCAGCAACACATCGCTCGGCGCTGGGTTTGTTATGCCCACGGTCGACGGATTCACGCTGACGCATAACTACGAGACCTCCAATACGCGTCTCGGCAACGGAGACTACGATTCTCACACCGTGCATGGTGAGTATCTGGAAATGTCGTGCGATTTGGTTTTCGTTGGATCAAGCGAGGCCAACCTTGCGCTTGCGGAGCGCGGTTTTCCGCCGGGTTCGACGATTGTGATTTCAGGAGCGCCGGTTCGTTCGATGGGATCTTTTACTGACGCGATTAACGTCGCTGGCGGATCCGCTCCAGAGACCAGCCGCTGGCATCCAATGCCTGGCATGACCATCCGCCGCACGTCGACTGGCACCAGCACCGGCAGCATCACCTTGCGCCGTTACCCTGGCATTGTTGGTGGCGCTGCAATCGTGATCTAATGGACTGGGCAACAGCCATTCAGCCGACACGCGTTCTCGGGCTTACCTTGCGCGAGCCCGTGACGCTGGCTCATGTGCTATTGCTTGCTGAGGTCGATTCCCCTGTGGTGACTGGCGGGCTGGTCACCATTGGGGACGTTGCGCTGGCTGCGTTCGTTTGCGCGTGGCCTGCTGGCAAGTCGCGAGATTTGTTGTCCTCTCGATGGTGCCCGCTGGTGTTCAAACTCTGGGGCAAGTTTTGGGCACCCAACGGCGACGCAGAACGGTTCATGGATTGGCTGAGGTCGCAAATCCAAATTCCTGAGACATGGACCACGGACAGCAAAGGCCGAAAGACCGAGCTAGCCGCCCCGTGGTGGCTCAATAGGCTGTCGCAGGCACTGGAGGCAGGTATCAGTTATCAGGATGCCTTGGTGATGCCTTTGCGGACTTTGTCGCTTATCGTGGCCGCAAGGCTTGAAGCGAGTGGTGCGGTCGAGTTCGTAAGCGATCGGCAACGCGATTACCTGCGCATGTGCGAGGAGTATTCATCAAGGAACTGACATGGCCATTTTCACATTTCTCGCAAAGCTCGGCCTAGACACGACGGACTTTCAGACCGGAATCAAGCGTGCGCAATCGTCCGCGTCTGGTCTAGGCAAAGGCATCTCGGAAAGCCTGAAGCGTGAGAACGACAGCATCAAAGGCGCGCTTGCTGGCATGTTCACGGTGTCAGCGGCAAAGTCTTATTTCGGCGACCTTAAGAACATCGTCGACGAGATCAAAGACATGTCCGAACTCCTCGGCGTGTCGACGGACGAGGTGCAACGGTTGCAAAAAGCATCCGCAGAAGCTGGGCAAAACTTCGGAAGCGTAGTCAACGCGTTCCAGCGGATCGAGCAGATGCGAGCGCAGGCGATGACCGGAGACAAGCGGGCGGTCGGGATCTTTGCGCTGCTTGGGATTGATCCATCAAAAGGATCCGGGATTGAAATCCTCAAAGCTGCAATTGACGCATCCTCACGTGGAGCGCAGGAGAACGCGGCAGCGTTTGAGTTGGTTGGGAAAAAGGTGACTGGATTAAAGCTGACGATGGAAGAGCTTCAGAGGCTCGGTCCAATCAAGCTTATTGATCAAGAGCAGCTAGACGCCATCGACAGCGCAATCAAAAAGCAGGAGGAGGCAATTCGGCAGATGAAGATTGCAGGCGCTCCGCTTATGGCAACCTTGGCTCAAGGTGCTACCGGAGTGCTCAACATGCTCAACAGTCAGAACAGAGAGCGCCAAAACGAAATTGGCGGCATGTACTCACGCGGTGAAATCGACTTCAGAAAGCGGTTGGAACTCGAATCAATGAGCCTGCTAGGGATGCAGTCTGAGGAAGGGCGCAAATATTCTGCGTTGCCGTTGCCTGGGAATCGCGGCAATCCAATGCCTCAAGACCAAAACGCGCTAATCCTTGAGGCTGCGCGAGCCAACATTAAAACCTTCGAGATCCTGGCTAAGAACGTCGATCAATGAGCGCATACACTCAAGGCTCACCATCGTTTGTCGCATCTGGCATCACGCTGGTCTCGACGCGCCCAGTCTTCGACCAAGGCAACGGCAACACGTGGGAATACACTTACGAGGGCACGGCATCTGGGATTGCGACGCAGGCCGCAGACATGCAGGCGGCTGGAGCCAGGACAACGGTTGATAACAGCGGTCCGGTCTCGCGCCTTGTCGCGTCATTCGTCCGTGACCCAACGCAACCGGCGGCGGCTGAGACCACTTTTGACACTTGGTCGATCTCGCAGGAGGAATACCAAGTAAGCCTATTCTCAATGGACCGCGCCGTTGAAGAGGCCCAAGGCTACGTCAGCAAGGCGCAATACCGATCAGACATTGAGGAGGCGGCACGCGGAGGCGAGGCCTACCCTCTCGATCAGACCCAATACCCGGTTGGTTGGTACATCTACAATCTGCTTTCCCAAGGCATCGACACTTACCCGCGTGGAATGCCGGTGCTCAACCGGAACCGCACGTATTCCCTGACCTACACCGGCACGCCTCACCGGGTCGTGACGCAGGGTTTGGTCTACACGCGGGCGGCGTTGCTGCGTGACTTTGGAATCATTTCCCCGCTCTCCGAACGCATCCCGCTGGATCCTGCCGAGGCTTTGCCTGAGGGCTTTGTCTGGGGCTGGTATCTGTCGCGTCAGGACTTCAGTTATCAACGCGAGCGCAGCGCGCTTAAGGTCACCGAAAACCTTGGATGGCGCTTTGGTAGCTGGAACGCATGGCCTGAAGGATCCGCTCTGCAAGGCATCTATCGACTGATCCAATGAGGATTCCGAACAAAGTTTCCGAGCAGGGTCTGGAGCCTGAGCTTCGGCGAGCATTCAACCAACTCGTTGAGTACCTGCGCACGATCCAACCGCGTGACAGCGCCAGCGTCTCGGTGAGCACCACGACAAATGGCGTCACGATGGCGGTCAAACCGTCGGCTCGCGGAAACGGTTCGGGCAGCGTTCCAAGATGGGGATAATTTATGGCAAACGAGATCACGATCAGCTTGTCGATTTCGGCGAGCAAAAGCGGGGCTTCCGTCAACAGTGTGGGCGCAACTGGTCCGGCTACTGCGTCCTACGACATGACGGGTGCCGACATGAGTTCTGGAACGGTCGCGACTTCCACGACAACCGCCGCCTTGAGCGTCGGGGCTGTCACCGCGCCTTACCGGATTTACCTGTGCAACCTGTCGACGACCTCCGGCGAGGATGTCCGCATTGGAAATGCGAACGCTGACCCGATCACGTCGATCGTCTCGACGCTGGCTCCAGGAGACGAGTGCTTTCTGGTCGTTCCGTCGGGCACGCTGTACGTTGAAAGCGTGGCGGGCACGCCAAGCCTTTTCTACGTCGCAGTCGAGAAGTAAGGTCGGCGCATGCCGATCACATTCACGCGAGCGGAGACGGTTGAGCCAGGCGACGCGATTACCTCGCGCCAATTGGCATCGCTCGCTGACGCCTTCAACTCGCGGATCCGATCTGGTCTTGGTGACGCGACCTACCGGATTCCGTACTACCTATTTCAGGCCGCACGTCAGATCCGAAACTCTGACGGCGGAACCTTGTTTCCTCCGCAGGGCGAGTTCTTCGAGCAATACCAGTCGCTGCGTCCGCAGGATGGCCAATGGCCAAACTCATTCGCTGGAACGCCTGAAGGCGTCAACGTCAGCAACCCGCTCGGCGCTTTCGTCTTTGGCAACGAGTCGGCCAACATAGACAACGAGACGGACCGGATTGAGACGGTCGCTTTTTTGGTCAACGGCGCTGCGCCTGCGACGCTCGCGGACTATTGGACGCTCGGTCAACTCCAACGCGGAGCGATCGACCCGGACACAGGCGCCATTGCATCGCCTGCCCTCGATGCTGCGCGGCTCCACATGCGGATCGCGTACAGCGTGCGCAGTCCCTACGGCAACAGCTACGGAGGATTCCAGCCGATCCCCGAGCTTGGCGCGACGCCATGCGATCCGGCGGACGGGTTCACGCCCGTCAACTACCTGTACAAGTTCACGAGCCTTATCGACGGCTCGGAGGTCACATATCCAGGATCATGCCCGGAGGAACCGACGCACGTCGGCTACATCCTGCGCCTGTCGGACTTATTCGTCGTCGTCCTCAACAACGGTGACACGGACTACTACCGCCGGACGGAGTGGATCGAGGGACCGTACACCGGAGGCGGGTCACTGAAACGGGACCTGGGCGGGCAACTGGATCGCGCCGTCGACAGGTACACGAAGGACTTCCGAGGCACCGAAGCGCAGCGTGAGCGCGGATGGAATAAGAGCGCGTTCGATTTCCAGCGGTTCCTGACTCGCCAATACAGTCTGGCGCCCAACCGAGGCCAGCAGGTCGGCAACGAGATCACGGCGACCTACCCGACCTTCACCTGGACGAGCAATCAAGCGAGCGGGACCGTCTCAGGCACCGGCCACGCGTTCGCCAGTGGGTACGTCATGGACGCGGTCTATATCCGCGCCGACAATGTTGCGGATCCGGTGACGGTTGAAATCCTAGACGACGCCAACAACGTCTTGGCAACCGTCAGCGCTGCTCCTGTGGGCGGCGTAGCGGAGGCAATCTACTGGCTCCCTAGTCCAGCCACGCCGACGGCAATCCGAGCGCGCCTTGCGGCTTCCCTGCGCTTTGTTGGTGGTGCCGGTACACTGACCGTTCAGACCACAGAACTGTACCCATACAAACCAAACGCCTCTGACGCTTACATCCTACTTCGCGTCGCGTCAGCAAAGACTGGCACCGTTCACGGAAGCGGTCTTGAGGAAGAGGCCGCCAAGGAGATCTGGGACGGCTACAAAGCCTACGGCTGCATTGTGCCAGGTCCGGGACTGCCGTTCGAGGACGCTGTCATCAATAGCAATGCCGTCTACGACGCGTTCCGCAGGATGTCCCAATGTGTCCGCATCCTCTCGCGCAATCAGCTCATTGGGTACGCGCTGGAGGATGGCAAAAGCGTCCTGTGGTTTGTACGCCAGAACACGATCCGCGCTGACGCGTTCGCTGGCATTGCGCCGGTCAACGGTGTCGGTGGCATTGCGCACGCAGCAGAGCCTCGTGGATACACAAATGAATGGATGATGGGCTTTCAGTTCAAAGCCTACCACCCGAGCGAGTCGTCTATCTGGAAGCCGTCCGCGTTCTCGGACTACTTTACGTTCAGCGACCGCTGCCATTTCTACCATCCAACATACCCGTCCGATCTGCAGCAGCACTTTGATTACGGGCAGACGCTGAGCCTTTCGCCTGAAGGCGCACCTGGGTACCGCTACGCCAAGGGCGTGAACAACTCCGTGGGCGACGTGGACCGCTACAAGTCGTGCCGCATCTACGAGCCAGACATCGAGGTCGAAAGCGCCAAGGAACTAACAGAGGGCGGCGTTGATGTGGTCAAGATCACGCTCAAAGGCCGACTGCATTACTCTGACGATGCCGTGTCCTCCATTGACCGCGACGTGACCACGTGGGACGTGACCGCACTCCGCGCCGAGGCTTACAGGTCGACGGAAAACGCCATTCGTGAGTATCTGGTTTTCACGAACACCGGCCAAAACGCAATCGCTGGAAAACCGGGTGACTCAGCGGTCGGGTCAGGCGTCGACTCTCTGGCCGACAATCCATTCGGGACAGTGTTTCCGACGATTGTCATGACCAAGCTGATGCCACTGCCATATCTGGACGGCAACGACGCGCAGAACAGCGTGGACACGCCTCTATTGCACGACACGCTCACGCAGGCCGAGCTTTACCTCCGCGCCATGTGCGAAGGCTATATTGACGGCAAGACTTCCGAGGAATACGCATGCTCGTCCGGGATTTCGTCATGGTATGACTACACGTTTACCAACCTATGTTTCGACGCGTTCCAAGGCCAATGGATTAGCCCACTGGCATCTGAGGCCACAGCGTACACGCGAGCCAAAGACACGCGCCCAGACCTTCCGCAGAGCTTTGGTCCGTGGCCGAACACGATGACGAGCGCGGAAATCTGGAATGAGTTCGCGACCGCGGTGAACCTGCTCACCAGGGTGCGGGTCATGCTGCCGATGAAGTTCGAAGCGGAAAGCCGCTCGGACACCTATACCGGCTTCCAGGCGCGCAACGCGATCAACTCACTCGGCACGGCTGCCAATTGTTCGAGCCCGACCGGCACGGGCTGGTCGGCGAACGTGAGAGTTCCAACCACGATCCCGACGACCGTCGTGAGTCCTCGAGGAATCGCGACGAACGCGAGCGCCGTGAACAGCGCCGGGTACGGAGTTCTGTCGGGCGTTCCATCCGCGCCCTACGTCTGCTCCGGATCCGCGCACACATTCGACCAGGTGGCGCAGCAGGACGACTACTGGCTCGACCTCGTCGACCCTGACGCCGAGAACGCGATCCCGCCGGACTGGAGAGGGCAGTTCAACGCGGACGGTCAGACGCTGTTCACGGTCACGACCACGCGCCATTTCGATCGGGCGACGGTGGTCGCCGCTGGTGCTGGATCCAGCTGCGGTCCGAGTCCGAGCCGATACCCGCTGCCTTCCGGGCAGGAGTGGCTCGTCGAATCGATCGAGGAGGTGACCAGCACCTGCGAAATTCTGCCGATGCAGGGAACCGTCGAGATGCCAGACCTCGGCAGTGTCACCATGTACGGATCCCAGAGCCTGGCGGGCGCAAGCTGCACCTCGCCGACGGACGAGAGTCGCACCGTCGAGCCGGTGACGCTGGACGCGTTCATGTTTCCAGTGGCGCTGGTCGACTTCGCGGGCGAGTAAAAATTCTTCGCATATGTGTTGACGTATGCGAAAATCGAGTGCATTGTCAGCGCATGAAAACGAAGCACATCATTCACGTGACGGTAAACGGCAAAAACATTCGGGTTGAAGACGACACCTTCCAAGGGGCAATCCAAAAGCTCAATGAAGCGACGGGCAATCAGAAGTTCGACATCAGCACTATTGAGCACATCGTCGGACTGGGGGAATAGTTGCCCAACCGCCGAACTGGACGGCAGATAGCATCGGAAGAGGCTACTGCTTGGCGTGTTGGGAAAGACTGGAAAAGGGAATTGGGCAGGAATATACCGTGATGATTGGGGAACGGTGTGACGGGTGCGGAAAGCGGGCGGACTACCAAAGGCGTAAAACATGACACAAACCCACCGAAAAAACGGAGAGTTCCGCAAGGGTCACGCCATTCGCCAAAAAGGCGACCATCCAGCCGATGGTCATCTGCACATCCGCGTCCCAATGGAGACCAAGGGACAATGGGTTGCGAAGTCTCGCTCCGCTGGGCTCCCACTTTCCGAGTGGGTCACGCGGACGCTCAATGCGGCATCATGACATTCCGCGTAACAGGCCGGGTCCGGCAACCACAGGGCGAGACCGTCACCGCAACCCGTCGAGTGATCGGCCCGTCGCGGGAAATGTGCGGAGCGTGCGAGTGGTTCCAAGAATCGGTGTTCAGGTGCTGCCATCCGCGCAACGGCTGCCCGCGTGGCGCTCACAGAATTTCACCGTGGACTCATCCTCAGGAGTGTCCGGTTTCGCGCAAAGCTTGAAGGGATCATCCCGAAACGGATTTCGGGATCATCCAAGGACTATCCGGTTTCCTTAAGGTCTTGAGGTTCCCGGATTCCTCTTTGTTCCTTGGGTTTCAGCCCGGTTCCGAAGGGTAAAGACACCACGCCTAAGCGCGCTGTCGTCACCCTCCAGTTTCCACTCCGTTCCTTTGGGAACAGCCTCGGACACTTGGGTGTGCCCGTAGGCACTCAGGCGGCAAAGCTCACTTTCGATGTAGCACAGGGTTTCAAACCTGCGGGACCTCGGTCCCTCTGACGGGTTGGACAATGCCAATGGTTGAAAGGATGTCAACAGCACAACGATTGCACCCGCGCAACTCCAATCTTGCGCCCACGCAATCCGGTGCTCATGGTCCGCCCATGCATGATTTTAAGCGCGAACTCCGCGCAATCCGCGATCGCTTGGCTAAACAGGACGTCACCATTCAGGACTGGGCCAGCGCAGCCGACGTGAGCCATACCACGCTCTGGCGCATTCTTGAACGTGGGCAGACTCCGAGCGTCAGCACGTACCAAGCGTTGATTTGCGCCGAAAAGAAATTTGCGTGTCCGCAAAAATAGTTGTTGCGTCCGCGCAATCGGCAGGCTTTACTGCGCATGTCGAAAGCGAAACCAATACTGACGAGAATATGTCTACGACCTACAAAATCACCGGCTCTGATGCCCGCCGACTCGCCCAACGCGAGAACCTCACAATCCGCGAGCAGGACGGCATCCCGTCTGTGACCGTCACCCCGACAGGATGGCGCAACGCGCAAGGCAACCACTGCGACGCAGAGGGCCGCACGGTTGAAGCGTATTTCAACAGCTACACCGGCGAGTACCTGGGGCCTGACGACGATGGCGTCGAACCGTGCTGGAGTGCTGCTAGCATCTGACCCATTTCTAACTGACACCATGAGCAACACCATCGCTGTAATTATGCTGGCCGCGCTGGCCGCAGTCGCCATCTGGGCGCAGTGGTGCGCCATTCGCAGGGCTGAGGACCTCGCCTGCAAGCTGGCGGCTATGAGGGACGAGGCCAAGAGGTTGTACGACGAAAACCTCCGGCTCCGCGCCGAACTGGAGGCAAAGCGATGAATCCTCCAGCACACATCGCAGCAGTGGCAACGCTGCTCTTCTTTTTGGGGTGCCTGACGCTGGGCACTCTGTTTGAGAAAAAGCGCAACACGCGCCGAAACAGCCTGCGTAAGTGGCTGAAGATCACACGAATCAAGTAAACATGAGCAACGCACTAACAACGCAGCAGCCGCCGACCAAGCAGGTGGTGCCAATCGGCAACCGAGGCATCGCGCCGTCCAGCATGGACGATCTCTATCGGTTCGCGACTGCGGTCAGCAAATCCGGGTTGGCGCCGAAAGGCATTGAGACGCCAGAGGCGATCTTCGTCGCTCTTGAGATGGGGTTGGAGGTTGGCCTCCCGATGATGGCTGCCTTGCAGAACATCGCGGTGATCAACGGTCGTCCTGCGATCTGGGGAGACGCGCAGCTTGCGGTTGTCCGCAGCACCGGAGAGTTGGCGCTGTTTGAGGAGTGGTACGAGGAGGCCGGTAAACGGTTGCCGCGAAACCCTGCGACGTTTACCGACGCGACAACGGCAGTCTGCCGAGTGCAGCGTCAGGGCTACGAGCCTGCCGAGACTGCGTTCTCCGTGGCCGACGCCAAGAGGGCTAACTTGTGGGGCAAGGCAGGCCCTTGGACGCAGTACCCTGCCCGGATGTTGAAACATCGCGCTCGCTCGTTTGCCCTGCGCGATCAATTTGGGGACGCCCTGCGCGGTCTGCGCACGGTCGAGGAGGTCCAGGACGATCCGGTGGCGACTGCGCGCAACGTTACGCCGCCGATGTTTGCGACTCCGGCGCCGGAACCTGAACCAACACCAGAACCAACGCCGGTTGCCGAGGCGACGCAGGAAATCGCCCACCCGTCCGATCTGGACCTGCGCCGTCAGGCAATCGCCGAGGCGTTCATCGAGGTGGGCGTGAGTTTCGACCTGTTCCGCCGGTGGATGGTCGAGGTCCGCAAGATCCACGTTGCGGCTGACTCGTTTGCGGAACTCGACGAGGCTCTGGTCGGGCGCATCGCGGACAATCTCGGGCCGGTCGTTTCGAAAGCTAAAAAGTGGGTCGAAGGAGGTGGCAAGTGAACGCTCAAGACCGCATCGACGAACTGAAACGCGTGATCTGCGCGCAGGTTCCGATCTTGATCGACGAGGCGCGGGACAACATCACCGAGGCCATCACCGCGACCATGGAAGAGGCGCAGGAGAAGGAGGAAGGCAAAGCGGTCCTGTCGCTCGCGATCACCGCCAAATGGGATCTTGATGGATCCGCCGTGGTTGTGTCCATGCCGGTGAACGTGCGACGCAAATTCACGGTCACCGCGTCGATGGACGACCCCAACCAACCCGGACTTCCGCTCGATCCGCTCCGGGAAGAGGACCGGCTGGCCGTCGAGGAGGTTAAAGCCAAGCACGCCGCAAGAATGAGAGGTGAAGTGTGAGTGACGAGCGCAACAACAAGCCCTCGGCGTCGAGCATGGGTCGGTACCAACTCTGTCCTGGCTCATGGCAAGCGGAGCAGGGCATTCCCGATCAGACATCAGACGACGCTGCGACCGGCAACCGCATCCATGCGTGGCTCGCAGGTGAGACAATGACCGTGCCGTTGACCTCTGATGAGGTAGACCTCGCGCTGCGATGCCGCGAGCAAGAAGAAACGATCCTGAACACCGTGCTACCGTACCGGGACGAGATCATCCGCGAGCGTCGGTATTGGGTGGGGCGGGACTGGTCCGGCAAGCCCGACGTGGTCGCGATTGACAGCCTGAGCGGTGACGGTGTGGTGATCGACTACAAGACCGGGCGCGGCGAGGTGACGAGCGCCGAGGGCAACCTCCAACTCCGCGCCCTGGCCGTGCTGGTCGGTATTCATCATGGCCTAACCAGGGTGACGGTTGCGATCGTCCAGCCGCTGGCAGGTGCTCCGACGGTCTGCGAATACACGTTTGAGGACCTGATCGTGGCACGCGCCGAGATCGGTCGGATCGTCGACCGCATCAACGCACCGAATGCGCCTAGGATACCGTCTCCAGAAGCGTGTAAATACTGCAAAGCAAAGCCGTATTGCCCAGAGGCTAGGGAAGCCTCGGTGGCGCTGCCCGTGGCGGCTACGCCAGCAGGTACGACTGCCGACGCAATCGCGGCCACGCTGACCTCGCAGACGCTGGCTGAGTTTTTGGAGCGCGCCGAGTTTGCGACTCGCGTGATTGACGCGTGCAAGGCCGAAGCCAAGCGCCGACTTGAATCTGGAGACGTGGTGCCTGGGTGGACGCTGAAACCCGGCAGCGAGCGTGAGACGATCAAGGATGCGACGACCGTCTATAACCGCACCGCTGCACTCGGAGTAAATTCCGAGGCGTTCATGTCCTGCGTCTCAATCGCCAAGGGCAAGCTCAAGGATGCGGTCAAGGCCGCGACTCAAGAGAAGGGCAAGGCGTTGGATGTTCGACTAGAGTCAATTCTAGCCGGATGCACCGAAACCAATGCGACCGCACCGTCGCTGGTTAGACTTTCCTCCTGAGTGGGAGGTTCCTGCCGCTGGTCCGAATTCAAGGACCGGACTGGCGGCGGGTTTTGATTTTGGCTTGTTGGAGTGAGTGACTATGAACAAGTGTCCCTATTGCGGATTGGAGCCGCGTGATGACTACCCTGTGCCGTTCCGGTGTGGAAGTTATGGGAATGGTCATCGCAGCAAGGCGTGCTTGGTGCTGGAGATTGGCCAGCTGAAGGCGCGTGTGAATCGCCTGGAGTCTGCTGGCGACCTGTTGGCTGAGTGGCATTTGGCGGTGGTCACTACGCACGAGACGGCGAAAAGACACGTCGAGCGATGGAACAAAGCCAAGGAGATCAACCCATGACCATCCGCACCGTAATGGCTGGAAACCCCTGCATCGTCACGATGCCTGACGAAGGTGGGCAGACCCGCATCCGAGGGAGGGTGTGGAGGTGGGAGTACGTCCACGGGATGCTTGGTTTGCTAAGGAAGGACGGCGAGCCGATGAGCATGAGTGCATGGCCGGGAGAGAAACATCCGTTGTGGCGGGCTGTACGGCGGTGGGAGAAGAGGAATGGAAAGGCAAAGCGATGAACCATATTGGTGACGGCAACAAAATGGTGGAGACGCCAATATCAGACAGCACACCGCACAACGTAGCCGAACTCGGTATGCTTTGCAGGAGGCTCGAACGCGAGCTTCAGGATGCAAACGAGCGGATTCGACTACTCATCGCCGAGCGGGACAGCGCACGCCAGCAGGCGGATTTGAGCTGGAAGCTGCGGGAGGAGTTCACCGCGTTGCTCGGGACGGATGATGTGAAGGAAGCGTTGCGTGAGCTGAAGCGATGGATGGCGCAAAAGATTTCAACAACACAAACCAAATGAACAACACTATGAGTATTGAGGAGTTCTGTGGCCTGCACGATGCGTGTGACGAGTGCCGCAAGTGGGCGTTGGAAAACTGCGCGTCGATGGAGGATGCGTGGGCGAAGCTGAAGCCTGATTGGTTGATCTGGGTTGCTTCGCGACCGGGTGTACTGACGGATCGCGAGCTGCGGAAGTTTGCGGTTTGGTCGGCGCGTCAGGTGCAGCATCTGATGACTGATCCGCGCAGTGTGGCTGCGTTGGACGTGTCGGAGAGACATGCTGACGGACTGGCAACAGATGCGGAGTTGAATGCTGCGTGGGCTGCTGCGAGGGCTGCTGCGAGGGCTGCTGCGAGGGCTGC